TGCGGGCGTATTCATCGGCGGAGATGCAGCAGATTTCCCACTCCATGGGCTTGCCGTCCTCCCCCACAAAGCGGGGGGAGGCGGCATACTTGTGGTTTTCAACAGACTGGACATTGGCACGCATAAATGCGGACAGGTTACTCATCGGTATTTCCTCCTTTTATCGGTCCCGCCCTTACATATAGGACGGGTTGGTGTGCTTTTCGGGGCGGGTGAAGCTGTCGCAGAAGCCCTCAAGGGTCTGCTCCACAAAGTCACCCTCTGCATTGAACATGGACAGCAGCACATCACCGTCCAGTACGCAGTTGTTGTAAATCTTGGTGCTCCGGCCCACAGAGGTGGCGGGGTCATCGTTGGAGGTCTGGATGTCAAAGGTAGGCATCACACCCGTCTTGATGAAGTCCTCAACCACCTGGTCAAAGATTTCCGTGCACTTGTAGACCGTTATGGAAAAAGCCAGGGCAATGGTTTGGGCCTTGTGGCCAATCACGGGATTGCCCAGGCGGTAGACTTCCTTGGTGTTGATGGAGGCCTTGCCCTCAAACTCCTTGGCCATCAGCATGGAGTAGCGGGTGCCGTTCAGCGTCACAAAGCACTCAGCAAAGTTGGCGCTCACGGCATCCTGGGTGTTCATAGAGATTTTGTCAGCCATGTGTCACAATCCTCCTTTACTGAATGATAACGCTCATGTAGAGCTGGGCCATGGCGTTGATGATGTTGAGGCCGTTGATGGTCAGCAACACTGCCTTTTTCTTATCGCCCTGCTCACAGGTCACCGTGTCGGGGTCAAAGTTCTCAACAGCACGGATTTTCTCAAGCTCCTGGATGAGCTTGACCACATCGCCCCACAGGGAGGCACGGCCAGAGGCATCATTGGGCACGGTGCCCACATAGCGGGTGTTGAACAGCACCGCCGTGTCATTGGCGATCTGGTCACACACACGGATGGTCTGGTTGGACTGGAAAACCTCTCCCTTGGTGTCGGAGAGGGTCAGCAGGGTGTTGATGTCCTCCAGCACACGGGTGACCCCGTTGACATTGTGGAACATAAACTTGCCTGCCTTGAGGGCTGCCTCAAGCGCTGCCTGGGTGTATTCGGTGTCCAGAATGAGCTCACCGTCATACTTGGCATTGGTGAGGGACTTGTTGACGGCCACACCAGCATGTGCGCCGGTAGCCCAGTAGACCACCGCCTGGGTGTCCACATTGGCAATGGAGGCGTGGGTGGCGGTGTTCCACACGCCAATCACGCCCTCATAGTCAGCGCTGGGTTTCCAGGCCACAAGCTGGAATTTGGCACCCACCTCATCCCTCATGCGCTGGGTGTACTTGACATACAGATTGACCACGGTGCTCTCCGTGGCCGGGCAGCACAGGGTGTTGAAAGCATAGGCCTCCAGCTTATCAAGAAAAGCCTGGTGGTCCTCGCCGGTGACCGCCGCATCATCAGCGCCGCCGGTCAGCTTGGTGCCCGCAGTGGCCGCCAGCGTGGCGCTGGTCTTGAAAACCACATAGTCATTGGTCACCAGATCAGTGGCCGCCTTGACCGTTTGGGTGTCAACACACTGGCCGTCCAGGTAGGTGCTCACATCCCATGCGCTGGTGTCATCGACATTGGAGGCGATGACAATAGAGAGGTCATTGCCACGCACACCGGGGTATTTGGCATCCGCATAGGTGCAGCTTGCCTTTTCGCCGTTGCCCAGCCGCCAGCAGTAGACGGTGGTGGCGTGCTGGAAAATCTCACGCAGGGCCAGCAGCTTGGGGTGGTCATACCCGTAGCCAAAGATGGCCTTGCTGTTTTTCTGAAACTCACCAGAGGTGACGGGGAAAACCTCACCCTCCGGGCCCCAGCTCAGAACAAAGGGCGCTGCCGCATAGCCTCTGTCAGACAGAGTGGCGGATGCCTTTGCCACGCTGGAGAAATTGATGTAGCTGCCGGGCAGGACCTTGTTCTGGGTCAGCCAGTTACCTCCGCCAAGAGCCATTTATCTCACCTTGCCTTTCATAAACTTTTCAATCAGCGCATCCACCTCATTCAAGGTGTAGGTCTTGCCATCCTCCAGCAGTGCGCCGATCAGGTCCCGCCGGTGGACATATCTCTGAGAGGCTACCAACTGCGCCTTGGTAAAGGCGGCGGCATTGGCCTCCGTGGTCTGGGTTTTTGCCATTGGCTTATCCCTCCTCATTGATTTTGAGAGTTTCCATGTTCTCCTGCTCCAGCGGGACACGGATGAAGTGGTCATAGCTCAAAAGCACATGCAGGACATCCTCCGCCAGCGTCCACTCACAGCCGGTGGCGTGGATGATGTCCCCCTCCGGGGTTGTGATGCTCCCCAGGACAAAGGACAGCCGGTGTGCCATGCCGTAGCACTCCGCATCCCCGGCCTTGGGGTAGTAAATCACATCCACCGTGGGTGTCCGCTTGTACCTCTGGCCCACCTCTTTGGCGTGACCGGCACCGGGCATGATGACATTAAAATCTCCGGGCTTGAGCCCTTGCTTGACATTCCCGCCATGCACCTGGGCAGCGGGAAAAGCGGCGTGGAGCGCAAGGCTCACGCCGTCATAGATGCTGTTGAAATTGATCTCTGCCATATCAAGCCCACTCCTTGAAAAGCTCCAGCGGCACCTCCTGGTGGCAGCTATACACTGCGGGCTTGCCGCTCCGTTCATAGTCACGGGTCACGCCGTTCTGGGTCACTGTGATTTTAGACCCCTCCGGGATGTCCACGGAGGGGTCAATGTAGAGCACCACGCTCTGGGCCACCTGGGCGGCCTCCTCGTTTGGCTCTGTACTCACCACAGACTTGTGGGAAATGCGGCAGCGGATGTCTGCCGCCAGGATGTGCTCCTGGGGCTCCGTGCGGCCATTGGCAGGGTTGAGTACCCCGTCCAGCACGGTGATGGTTGCTTTGCCCACCCAGAGGCTCTGCACGGCCTTTTTATGGGCAGGGCTCCCCACTACCATCTCATCCTCCGAAAAGCCGCCAGCGTGCTCTCAGGCGGGTGCATGAGCCCCGCAAGCAGGGCATCAAAGCGGGCCTCAGCACTGCTGGCTCCATCACTGGCTCCAGCAAAGGTGATGGCCACATCACCCTCCGTGATGCTCTTGGCCGGGGCGGAGAAGTCAAAGCCCTCCAGCCCGTCCAGACTACCGGCGGCTTTCTTGTCATAGAGGAATTGCCCGGCCACCATATCCACATGGACATAGAAAAGGCCATCCGGCAGCACCCTTTGGTTGATGTCTGCCAGGATGTCCTTTTCACACTTGTCTATGAGGAAATTGAGGCCGGTTTCGTCATTGTCCGTGACGGTGTAGCCCAGCATGGCCAGCCGGGACACCACGGCCTCATACACGTCCACGGCTTACCCCTTGGACTTGATGCGGGCGATGGCGATGACCTTGTCGTTGACATAGGACCGCTCCGCCTCAGTAGCCTCCCCAGAGTGCACCAGGTCCCAGTTCTGGCCGTTGGCCAGCTCCTCATCCGTGGGGGAGAGGGAGGCCTGGACCTTTTTCTCGTAGGAGATGCCAAAGGGGGAGAACACCTTGCGCTGGCGGGTGTAGAGCGTGTCCTGGCCGCCGTTGGTCTTGGGATCACGGGCCATCTCGTAGGGCACCTTGGCACCGATGTCCTCATAGTTGATGGTGCCCTCGCCCAGCACATAGCTGACATAATAGGCATCCATCACCACATAGTCCCCGGCGGCCAGGGTCTTGCTGCCATAGTAGGGCTTGACCTCACCCAGCTTGATCTCACCCGTGGCAGGGGTGGCAGTGTCCGCCACAATCTTGATGGCCCCGGTGGTGGCGGCGGTGGCGTCATAGTAGCCCTCCTCAACGGGCATACCGTCATCCACGATGACCAGCTTGCCGTTCCAGGTGTAGAGGGTCAGATCACGGGTCACGCCGTCCTTGTCCGTGTACTTGAGGGCGGTGAGGAGGTTGAGGTTTTCCAGGTTGGTGGACACCACGGAGTGCATGAAGATCATGGAAAACTTTTTCTTGTGGTCGCCGCAGGCCTGAGCGGTGGCGCTGTTGAGGGTGGTGGCCTCCATGGGGCCGTCCACCACATAGGTGTGCTTTTTCACAAACTCAGCGCCCTTGGTGCTGGTCATGGCAAACACGCCCCGGAGGATGGCCAGGAGGGTGTCCTGGTCAATGTCCTGCCAGTATTCCGCCACCTGCTTGGCCACGTTATCCATGAAGTCCTGGCCGCCGGTGATGTCATAGGAAAAATCCTTTTCCACCCACGCCTTGGCCCGGCCCACAACAACAACGCCCTGCTCAAAGGTCTTGGTGCTGGTGGCGGTGATGTCGGTCTTGCCGTCATAGTTCACGGCGTCCCCGTCCAGCAGGCCCCGCATGGCCAGCCGGGCGTAGGCGGTGCCGTCCTGGGTAGTGAACACGGCCCGGATGTCAGGGTTGCCGGTCAGCACCCGGCTCTTGCGCATCTCGTTCATCCTGGTGCGGGGGATGCGGTCCGCCGCATAC